GGCATAACGCGACGGATAACCGGTAGAATTACACGGTTTAGTGTTGCGACGTTACCTACAGATGTTGCGCCACCTGTAGCAGATTCGCTAACTAGGTGCTTACGTGTGTTTTCAAGAATAACACTCATGTTGTTACGCTTGGAACCGTTTAAGCCTTCTAGTAGGGCATCTTTTGTTTCGCCCCAACGGCTTTCTAATAATGCTTGTTTCATTTTTACCTTATCTCCTATGGGTATAGTAATTTATTTAAGCCCTGCTAGCTTCTTCAACTCAATGACATTAGCATCGTCGTTTTGAGTTGCGGCTGTTTTAGTAGCAGTTTTCTTATCTCCAGTTACTGCGGAACTTTCTGTTACCAAACGCTTTTCAGATTTTGGTTGTACAGATGAGTTACCGCCTAGTACTGCTGGTAGATACTTTTCGTATGCCTTCTGCAAATTTGCAGTTTGCACAGATTCTAAAAGCTCGCTCATTACAGCGGCTTTTTCCTTGTTTAAAGGCTTTAGTAGTGCGGACATTGACTTAGTACGCTCTACACTTTCCTTTATAACTTGGATTTCTTTGTTTTTCAACTCAGCGATAGATTTTGCTTCGTGAATAGCCTTGTCAGCTTCAGCTAATTTAGTATGGCCTTCATCGATTTGTTTCTTTAGTTTTGCAACTTCAGCATTTTCATTTAAATGCGTACCTGCAAATTCACTAACAAACGCTTCGAAGATTTTACGACCAAACATGTTCTCACGAGCAAGTGTGATATCTTCTTTGAGTTGAGTCAATTCGGACTCTAGGTTGGAAGCAACCATTTCCTTAACAAGTTTTGCACTCTTAGAAACAAAAGCTTCTTGTAGTTGAACCATTTTAGATTTGGCTTCAGCTATTAAGCGTACTTTAGTTTCTACAACTGCTTGCTTGTCTTTTTCGAATTCTTGAAGTTCTTCGGCTAATGCCTTAACTACGAATTCTTCTAGCTTACCAATACTGTTTTCGTATTGTTTGCGGTCGGAACGTAGTTCTTTGATTTCTTCGGCAAGTTTAGTAACCATAAAGCTATCAAACTTGTTAGCACCTTCCATCATGCGAGCAGTATACTTCGCACGGTCGGCTGCCATTTGTTTCTTCTCAGTATTGAACTCTGCGATTTCTTCAGATAAGGATTCGGTAACCATCTTGTCTAGAGCCTCTACCATTACGCTTTTATCGTGGGTGTATTTCTGAGAAAATTCATCACGCAATTCGCTACGAATTTCTTCGCGAGCTTCAGTTAGCTTAGTTTCCCAAGCTTCATTAATTGCTTGACGAGTTTCATCATTTACAATGCCACTTTCTAACAATGGTTTTAAAGCATCAAACATTGACTTTCTCCTGTCTTATAGTTTCAGTTCGTTGATAAGGCGTGTCACTGCCTCTTTTAGGTACTTTTGTACTTTTTGATCATGTACTGCGTCTTTGGCCGTTTCAAGGGCTTGATGGCCCCCGCGCATATTAAGTAGACTTTCATAAATCGCTCTTGGATATGCATGTGGAGCACTTGGTTGTGCTACAATGTCAACTGTAACAATATCGAAATTGCTGACATGACCTGACGCTTCACTTACGTCGCCTGAACCACGTGAACTAACACCTAGTTTAACACCTGCTTCAAGCATACTCTTTACCATTTCTCCCATTGGAGTTGGTAAAATCTTTAACTTACCATGTCCGCATGGGCCATCCATCCACATATCTGTGATCATATGGCTCACACGGTCTAGGTTAATTTTTAAATCATCTGGGTGATCTACTTCGCCGAGAACACTATAACCACCTTTGATTTGATCATTGATAGTTGAAACGGCTTGTTCGATCTCCTTGACTGGGTAAACACGTTGGTTAGCATTTTTGACGCCTCCCTCGATGAAAATACCCTTCATGTAAAGACTCTTACGCCCGTCTGTGCTTTCATCGGATTCAATGACCATGTTAGCGCGGTCGAACGTTAGATTTTCTTTGAGATACAAAGCCATATTGTGCTCCTATTTACTCAGCGGATTTAGCTTTTGGTGCAGACTCTAAACCCTGATTGCCACCCGGAACGTTTTTGTTTCCAGTTGCAATTAGTTTAGCAGTTGGTGCTTTACCACCAGCTTCGTCGCCACCTTTAACGATATTAGCAGTTGTGCCGCCCATGTCGTTCTTACCAGCAACTACGCTAGACTTGTTGTCAGCGCCATCTATGTTTTTTACACCAGCAACTTTTTCTACGTATTCACGTAGTTTTGCTAGTTCTTCGTCGCCTGTGTCTGTGTCTTCTTCGTCGTCCATTTCTTCGTCAGATTCAGAAACTGTATCTTCTTCGGCAACTTCTTCTTCGAACTGGATGCCTTCTTCTGCTGGAAGCTCTTCAACTTCGTCGCTTAGGTCAGCCATGTCATGGTCTTGCATGTCGTGATCGCCATCGGCGTCAGCATCTACCATGCCCATGATTTTGTCAAATTCTGCTTTTAATTCGTCGATGGCAGATTCGATATCCATGATGTCGCCTTTAGTAGCAGGCTCTTCATCGTCTTCGTCGCCTGTGTCCATTGCCATGTCATCTTCTTCATCGTCTTCGTCGCCTTCGTCGCCCATAAACGCAAATTCTTTTTCAGACTCATCGTCTTCGTCTTCTTCTTCGTTTACGCCTTCTTCGTCAGCCGATACATCGTTAGCTAAATCGCCAACTTCGTCTGTACTGATTTCAGCTTCGTCCGTGACTTCTTCGTCCATTAAGGATTCGTAAATGCTACGGCTTTTTTCTAAGACAATGTCGTGAAATAATTCACGGGCTTTGTCCTCTTGTTCATTAATAATGAACTCAATTAACTTTTCATACTTGTTCATAGGAACTCCTCTCGTGATTAGTAAATAGTAATAAGGCTTTGCATAGTAATAAGGCTTTGCATCCAATTACCTTTGTACTATTATTTACATATATACCGTTATTACTTTATAATAACGGTGTTTTTTAAGCTCAAATTAAAAAAATACCCGTTTACAACGGGTATCGCATTAAGATAAGTGTAGGATTACGCTAAAGCTGCCGCATCGCCAGCATCACTTGGAGTGTACTGTTGAGCAATTTCGGTGGCTTTTTGTTCATTTTCAAATTTTCTAATGTCGTTGGAACTACGTAGGCGGTTTAAATGCCTTAGCGTTAATCGGACTTTCCGTGTGTCATCAACTGATAATACACTTTGATCGTCTTTTTCATTGAACTGCGGAGTTTCGGTAGAGTTAAAGAATTCAGTAATAAACATGTTTATATTTACCTTAGACCGGATTTCCAGCAGCATCAAGCGCAGGGCCAGCATCAACATCCGGCATAGCATCGCCACCGCCTTCGTCTGCGTTAATATCATCGACCATATCAGCGGTGTCTGAATCGCCTTCGAGTCCGCCTGGGGTAATTCCAACATTACGCAAGCTAGGATCACTGGTTTGCTCGGTATTAGCTTTACCTTGCTCTTCTTTCCACATTGATTCGTTTTCAGCTAGTTCAGCTTCGCTCAAGCCTAAGTACCTCTGTAGTAAGAAACGTTTACTTAAGTACCCGAACGATTCTAACTGTGTAAACGTTGCAATTCTAGCACTGTCAATGTCTGCTTGACGATACTGTGCAAAGTTTTGCGGCTCTTCGAACTTTAATTCAAATAACTGACTGTCGATATTAAACCCTCTCCAACGAAGGAACATTTTAAATTCAGTGTCTAGTTTATCTACAATCATTGACTGTAAACGCTTACAGTACTGATTAAAACGCCATTCTTGTATAAGTGCAGTACCAATGCGACCGTCTGTATAACTTTGTGTTCCGTCGTCTGTGCCAGTTGGCAAGTAACTACTAGGAATACGTAATCCACGGAATAGTTTATTTGAAAAGAATCGCAAGTCAGTGATTTCGCCCAAGTTATTACCACCCGGTAGTACATCTACACTAGACCCGCGTCCGTCAGCAGTAGTTGGGAAGAAGTAATCTTCGTTAGTGCTCAGTGGGTTATACGTTGCATCCATCATGTTCTGACCGCCACCAGACTGAGTTGGAATTCTACGTTGGTGAATTTCATTTTTGATACGCTCAACAAATCCCATTGCCATGTGTGTCGGCATATTACCTACGTCAATTTTGAATACACGTCGCTCTGGCGCACGTTGGACACGATAGATAATAATAGCATCTTCGAGCAATTCCTTTTGCTTGAATACTTTAAACACTGTTTCTAACACCGAGTTACCAAACGGCCAGAATGCATCCAACCCTTCAGTTAAACTTAAATGAACAATATGCTCTGCATCAATTATACTGTCAGTTTGCGATGAAGCAAATCTAGATCCAGTGCTATACTGCGATGACGATTGCATGTACCCGCTACCGCCACCATTACCGCCGGCATTTGGTGTGTTAACATGCACATCACTTGAAGATACTGCGGCTACTGTTAAGTTTTCAAAGTTAGGATTTAAATCTTTAAGCACATACTGCTCAGGCTCTTTACCTTCTGCTTCGTTAACAATAACTTTAACAACACTAGCCATTTCTGCCCAGTACAATTTGAATGTTTCAGGATCACGCAAAAATACTTGATCGCCATACTTGATAGTATTGCGAATAATTTTAAACATGCGTTTGTTTAACTGATTTAAGTTAACCCAATGCAATAGCTGTTCATTGATGATTTTAACTTCGTTTTCAGTTGGAGCATCGTTAAAATGCATCTTAAACGGAGTGTTATTTGTTTCGTTACGTTGTGTACAAAACTCAGCAATAATATCTAATGCGGCATTAATTTCGCTATCTAAATCCATTTGCTCGTATTGACTATAACGCTCAACACGGTTTGGGTGACCTGTGTATATTTCTGGGAGATGACTTTGGTAGTTTCTAAATGCAGCCTCACCTTTAACTGCGTCAGTTGACGAGTTACTTCCGCTAATAGGACTCATTGTAGCGCCCATTGCAGACGGTACATTTGAGGTTTTAAAATATTTTTTCCAACTCATTCGATTAGTTCCCAGTTTGTATAGCTATTTATTACTATTTAGAAAGTGTTCTCTGCAATTGTTCTTTGGTGATCAACTGCATCGGCTGTTTTAGAATTTAATTCCGACATTAAGTCAGCAATACTATTCAATGTCATTAACTGTTCTTCGAGTAATCTACTAAGTGGTGAGTCAATGGCATCTTTTCCTTGCAACGGTTGCTGATTTTGCAACTGTGCGCTAGCTGGATCTCCAGTAATAGCAGAATTTGCCATTGCTGAAAGTTTACCCATCGGGGTTGCATCCCATAGATCTTTAAGTGCGCTAGATGCCTTAGACACAAAGTCACTGGAATCGCGCTCAGGATTTCGAACTTCAGCTCCGCTATTGGATAGTGCGCTTGCTGTACCGCTTAGTCCCATTAGCCCGCCACGCATAGCAGCAATCTCTGCTTTCACACCTTGCATATCGCCAATTGTTTTAGTTTCACGACTAATAACACGTTTTGACGACTCTGCACCTGGGGAAACACTGCTGGATCCAGCTAGGTCTTTACCAAACAGCTTCATTGCTTGCTCGTAACCTTTTGAATCTTTAACTGGCTCATTACCTTTTAACGGAATTATTAATTCTTTACCGTGTAGTTTTGCTAAGAACCCGCCCGGATCTCCTTCGACAATTCCGCCTACACTATGTCCTTTAGTTTCACTCCACCACGACGCAAACCCTCCAACAACTCCGCCTAATGCAGCGCCAATTGCTGTGCCAATGGGTCCGGCCATTGAACCAACCATTGCGCCAGTTGAAGCACCAGTTAATGCGCCGCTGCCGACAGTGCCCCAATCAGTTTTCTTTTCAGGTGCATTGTTAGGATCACCTACTCCCATGGACGCTAGCATGCCGCGCACGCCTTCTAGTGTCTCTTTAGTAACATCAGAGAATTTCTTAATAGCAGGAGACAGTTCATCCTGCAAAGCTAATTTTAACTGTTGCCCGGCTGTTGTAGCACCTACTAGCGAGTTAGTTAGCTCATCATTTGTAGTCTTCTGACCTTGCGCTCCTGCTTCAGCACCTTTGATTGCAGCAGCATTCCATTTATTACGATACTGCAATTCTGTTCCCATAGCAGTGCTTAGTTCTCCAGCAATGCCGCCAATTCCTGCCATGCCTGCCATACCAATTTCTTTATTTGCAAGCATGTCTGATTTAACACCGGCGGCGTATTCTGCGTTAATTGATCTAGCACTATTAGCATCTAATGTTCCTGCTTCAGCGGCCGCTACTAGTGCTTGGTTATTAGCGGCAAAACTACTACTAGTAGCCTCCATTGCTGCACCAGCTTTGTTTATGGTCTGACCAAATACCATTGTTTCCATGAAGTTTTTACGCTGTTGATCGCTCATGTTTGCCATTGCATTAATCACGTTGTCACGTTGTGTAGACTCCATGCCTGCTAACTTCTGCTGAAATGCTAATTGTGCAGCTTGCTCTTTAACTGCTGCCATTTTCTTTCTTGCATCTTCACCAGTGATTGATGAAATAATACGAAGGTTTTCTGCGTATTTGCCAGTCTGCTGTGCAATAGCTGCTTGGTCGCCTGCTGTTAGCGCTTCGCCGCTCTGCCGCATGTTAGCCATGGTTTCTGCTACTAAGCCTGCTTGCTCTTCGAATCCGTATCCTAACTTCATTAGCTCGGTTTTCATTTGGACGCCGCCAGCTTTCATTGCACCGCCCATTAATTTTGTTGCTGTACCAACATCCATGCCAGCTGCTGCTAACGATCCGCTATGCTGTTGCAACACTTTAGCAAATTGATCGGTAGTTAATCCTGCAGATAATGCAGCGTTTTTTGCCCCAGTTACGCCGTCAGCAAACAATGCACCAGCATTGGTTGCATCATGAAAGGCTTTAGATGCACGCTCAACTTCTGTGCCAATAACTTGCATGCCAAATTTAGCAAGGTTGCTGGCGCCAGTTGACAGTGATTGTACAATTGGTCCGAGTGCGGCCATTGCAATACCTGCTTTACCTGCTTTACCGCCAAGCCCGGCCATTGCAGTACCTGCGGCACCCATTGCCGCGCCTGCGGCATTACCTGCACCTGCAGCAGTATCTATCGCTCCGCTGAATAATGTAGTCGATAACGATGTTGCACTAGCATCAGTTTGCAATGCTTTAACAAAGCTACCTACTGCCGGAATCATGCTTTGCTTAAATGCTTTTGCAGTACCCATAGCAAAGTTGTTTAAACCGACTTTTGCATTGTGCTGTACCGCAGTTAATTCCAATTGTTCTTTGCGGGTTTTAATTACCGCCATACGACCAAGGTCCGACTCCTTGCTAGCCTCATCTAATGCCTTGCCCAATCGCTCAATGTCGTCTGTTAGGTTTACATAGTTTAAACCTTGACCTTCCATCATACGCTGATAAGCATTTAATCCACGAGTAGTGCCTTTAATTTGCCCAGTTAGTTTATCAACTTCTTTACCTAACTCAGCTAACGACTTTGTATCACCTATACCACTGGTTTTACGAGTACCTTGACCGCCGCCGCCCATAGCTGGATCTTTACCGCCAGAATGAAATTCTCGCAATGCCGCAAGGAACGAATCCGTCATTTGCCGTGGATCAAAATCAGCCATAATTGTTCATTTTTCCTAATTAGGTGGAGTTGCCCCCATAAATACTCAAGTACACTTTCAGATGTACCATAATGTATTTATAGGATCAAAAACCGATGGAAACCCAAAACATGCAACAAATGCCAATTAATCCGCTGACTGGACATTTCAGACAGCCTAAGATTTCTTTAACTTTGCCCTCAGGCGGTAAATGGTGGGGCGACGGTGCATTAGATTTGCCAGCTAACGGTGAATTGCCTATCTATGCAATGACTGCAAAAGACGAAATACAACTTAGAACACCTGATTCTCTGTTAAACGGTACTAGTTTAGTTAACGTAATACAAAGCTGTTGCCCGAGTATCAAGGATGCGTGGCAAATGCCCAGTGTTGATGTAGATGCTATTTTAATTGCAATACGTATTGCCAGCTTCGGCGATAGCATGGATGTTAACACATCGTGTCCAAAATGCCAGGAAGAAGCCACATTTGGCGTTCCGCTCGGGAAGAAGTTAGCAGAAATACAGATTGGCGATTATGATCAGGAAATAGAATACCAGGATTTAAAGTTTAAACTAATACCACAACAGTATTACAATGTAAACAGATTGAATCAAGTGAGATTCCAAGAAGAACGTATTAGCATGCTTATTGTTGATGCTACTATGCCCGAAGATGAAAAAGGAAAACAGTTGCAAGAAAGTTTCCAGCGTCTAGTTGATCTGGGATTAGAAAACGTAACCGAAAGCACCGAATATGTGCAAATGGCTGACGGTACTAAAGTACGTAACAAACATCACATCTTAGAATTTTTTACTAATTCTCCAGGGTCCGCGATGAAAGTAGTAAACGATAGGTTAAACAAGTTAGCAGAAGCCAGCAGACCAGCACCACTTAAACTTAAATGCAAACATTGCGAAACTGTATACGAAAACTCATTGGAATTCGATTACACAAGTTTTTTCGATCAAGCCTCCTCCAGTTAAAGACTGAAGACGATGTAGTTAAGTTCCTTAGGGGATTTGACAAACAGGTGGAGGCTATAAAAGAAGAATTATTTAGATTATGTTGGTATATGCGTGGCGGGGTAACTTACAGCGAAGCAATGTATCTAGATCAGGAAGAACGTAAAATCATTGGACGAATTATTGATAGTAACTTAGAAGTAACTAAAACAAGTAGAATGCCATTCTTTTAAATGTTGCTTACTATTTAAAGTTCTCTAGCGAGAACTGTTTACTTCACTAACGTTCGTAAACTTTTTTATTTTCTTAATTAAGTATCATCCAGATTAAGCAGTCACACTTTGCCCTTGCGGGGCAAAGATAAAATTGCGCATCATCCGAGTAGCACAGTCACTAGCGTTCGAACTATAATGCTACATAAATGTTACATTAACTGGGTTAACGCTATCTTTATGCTACATTGCGTAGGCGGTTGTCCTGTACCTACTCATTCTGTCTTTATACAACGGCAGCTAATATAATATACGCTAACATACTATACTAACCTGCTACATCACTGTAGCGTCTTTTTAGCCTTTTAAATTCTTTTCAAACAATCAAACCGCGGCATTTAAGCGATCGTCGTCCTGTTAAGGATAGTGATTGAGTGCTCCAATCAGCGTAGAGTCTTACATCCCTGTGATCCGGTTGATCCAGGTTTAGTGCATACGAGGTTAGCCTATGCTAGCTTATACTGAATTAAATTTTGTTTATAATGTGGGAGCCATGGACACGGACTTGTTACAAGTCCGTTGTGGTATTCGTTTGATTTCAGAACTTTGCAAGCAAATTGTTCTATGTGTAGCCGATCTTATATGCCCAAGTACTTGCCTTGAAACTTTAGTCTTTGTTGGCCTCTGATATTATATTTTGTCTATGATGAATGCGCACCCTGATATGACCGTTGTAGTAGTCATCGGACTCAAGTACGCGATGCTTAAATTGTTCTCTTGCTTCAACGTAACTACACTCTGCCTTGCTGTAACAATAGTAAAGTATTTCACGTTTAAAGTGTTCTGTGCCTAGTAGTTCAATGTCTTTTGATAGTGCATCGCTTGAGCCATAATATGTAAGCCAGTCGCTGTCGACTTGGTCTTTGATTCGCTTTTTCTTTTTGGTGCCGTTTTTGAGTGTAACTATACGATATTTGATTCGAGAAAACTTTGCTAATTTTTTGCCTATGTATTTTTTGTTTGTTTGTGTGTTTGTGATGAGATATACGAAGCCAATGGAGTCTTCTGGTAAAGTATTAACAATTTCGTTTTTGTATAGCCATGATGTTGTCATTTGTAGTATTATATAGTGTCTCCGTAGATCCAACCTAATCTTTCTAACTTATGGATCCACGTAAATGCAGGTAATCGAATCGGTAAGTGCCAACGTTCGTTGTAACATACATAGTTACCAAACATTGGGTCAATGGCAGCCGCTGGAGACCCATCCGGGTACCTGCACCAATGGTTACAGCGAATCTGTTGCATAATGCTGTCGAGTGCAAATCCTTCGACAGTTATGTTGTCAATGGACACTGCTTTATCGTTGACTATTTCTCCGTTAACAACAACAGTGTCGCCGGGCTTCTTATTTAACAGCGTTACACCCAATCCGTACTCATACCCGTATTTTCCTTCTAGAGTAAAATTCATAGTAACAGTTTCGTTTAATATACCTTCCCATAGAATTTCATCACCCCAGTCAACTTGTACTTTCGGTGGGTCGTCGCTGTGAAACACAGGACGTAGTGTTATTGCTACTTGGGTATTAATTACTGTATCCATGTTCTTTTAACCATCCGTTGTATTCTGGGATAAAATCTAAAATGCTTGTACCGTGAAAGCGATCCTGCTCGGCTAAGCGTTTTGCTGTTTCTGCTCTGCGTTCTAGTGCATTCTCAGGTTCTGCACGGTCTAAGTGCCTGGCTAAAGAAAGCGCCTCCTCGCGGAGAGATAACTCAATATTATTTGGGTTTTTAGTGTTATTAAAGCGGTTTTCAGTCACTGTAATGCCGTCTGCAAACTCCTGTAGCTTACGTATTGCAACACGTTTATGTGCTTCGGGTAGTAGCTCTGCTAGCAACCAATTTGGTCTACTAGGGTAACTAGCATCAACAGGAATACGTCGTTTTAACGCTTCTTTTAATATAGTTGTGTACCTACCTACACTAAGCAACGTGGGCACAGTTCTAAACGTTAATGTGGCAAATGCAAGTTCTTTTTGCATAGTATCAACATTCTTAAGGATGTCTTCGATCTTACTCCCGGCACGAATATAGTTATTACTACTGTCGGCAGTTTCGATACTAATGCCAATTTCTACACGTTTAAACTGTTTAAATTGTGCTTTAAATTCCGTGTAATCATGTGTGCCATTAGTAGTAAAACTCAAGTTCAACCAATTCATTTTGTGTTCGCTAAACAAATTAATTAAGTCAGCAAACTCGTCGATTAAATGTGGTTCCCCGCCGATTAGATGTACAACACGAATGTGCTGGTAGTTATTATCAAACCAATCGCGGAAATTTTGATAGGCTACTGCATCACGTACCCAAGGTGTTTGTTTCCAATCACTAGCAATCCAGCCTGCATGTTTTTGGAAACTAGCAATACGGCTGCTTGCATCAGGACTGCACATACGGCAAGCCAAATTACAAGTATTACCAATGTTTAAATGCAAACTGCGAATTTTGCTTTCTGTAACTTCAGTAAACAGTTCGCGATGTGGACTCTGCTCAAAACTTCGATCAAACGCATCTTTAGTAAAGATAACACTTTTTAAGTTTTCTTTTTGCCTAGCACTGGTATATCCAGCGGCATCTTTCATTTGACACATCTTGCACATTGGGTCAACTGTGTCGCCTAATTTAATTCGACGCTTTTCTTGCATGCGAGTACTGTTCCAATACTCGTCAATGGTCATGTTTTTAATGTTCCATTTGGCACCGTCGGGTGTGCCCATTATTTTGTCATTCTGACAGCCGCAGAGATCAAAGCTACCATCATTGTTAATGTTAAGCTCGAACCAGGGTATGTTACAAAAAATATCTTTATTAGGCATTATAGCACTTCAGTTTACAAATTTCTAAGGGCATAAGTGCCCAGGTAGTTTCTAGCTCTTCCCAAATTGGGTCAGCTATGATATCGTTAATATTACGAGTACGAACATTTAGTTTATTGCGATGTTTGATAACAAAGCTATTGGGAATGTATCCGCTGTCAAACCACGCACAAGGGTAAAACAACCCCTCAACACTAATAAATGGGACTTGCACTCTGGTTTTACCTATACATTTTTGCCAACCCGTTGTACTGCGATCTTGTGGCTTAGCACGATGTACAGCGTTAACTCGTACTTCGTGCATAGTGTTAACATTCTGCTGTCTCTTAGTAGTTAGCAACATTTTCTTCTTGCGGTAAATTTTTAAATTAATTGCATCGTTAATCGTATCGGGTTCAAGGTAGTCGATTCCGTTTTCGTCTAAGTAGCGTTGGTCTATGCTACCAAACTTAGTGCTAGTGACAATTGTAAATTCGTCACACCCGGTTAATCGAGCAACTTCTTCGATTCTGTGTTTATTGCTTTCGTTAAACTTAAACTCGATCATGCTCCAGCTAATAAGTGCTCGTGTGTCGGTAGTCTTACTGGCGACTAGCACACGGATACCATCCAATATGCTATCGTAGTCGCAGTTAACTCGATACATGCTGTTAGTTTGCTGGTTCCACCCGTCGACACTAAAGGTAACTCGGTCGTACTCGTTTAGTACATTGCCTAGTCTGGCCCACCAATCTGGCTTCTTATAACTCCCATTGGTAACGATAGTTAACCCAAGTGCTGGATTAGATTGTTTAATATATTCTACAATTTCTAAAAAGTCAATTGCATATATCGGATCACCTTTATCCCCGCAGAATACAATGCGTTCAACTTGTGCTAGTACATCCGGCGGAAAGCTAGATTGGAATTGGCTAACAGAGTAGTCTAAATTTAAACTAGGATGCAAATCGTTTTTTAGTTCAGTGCGAGGGCACCTAGGGCATTTTAGTACACACCTACTACTTAATTCAATGTGTAACTCGCTAATGTTAAACAATGTCGATGTCGGTGTTGTAACTAGTGAATCCATTTTCTTTTACCACATGCAATGTATTGTTAACGCGACCGGCTAGTTCGTCTTTATGGGATACTAACCAAATACTCTTATTATTGTCACGTGACATTTTTTTAAGAATGCCCAATGCATTTTCGACGCCACTAGAGTCCATACCGGAATCAACTAGCTCATCAATGAACAGTAGGTTAATTGGGTTGTATAAACTTTCCCATACGTCGCGGAATGCCCAGCTCAATGAGAGAATCAAGCGATTTCGTTCGCCGCGACTTAAGTTATCAAAATCTAAGTCTCTGCCGAGTTCTGTAATTTCAACACTTAAGTCGTTTAAGAATCGTACAGTGTGCGGCAAGCCAATTTTGTCTAGGTATAAACTTAGTCGAGCATTTAGAAAACTCAAATTTTGATCAATAATACGCTTACGAATAAACGAATCCTTATTAGTTAGCAACTTAAGTAGAAACTCTTGATGATCGCGTAAGCTAACTAGCTCATTTAGTGCATCATACAAAATTTGCTCAACTCCAGCAGTCTCCATTTCGCTAATTTGCTCGCCGTATGGATCATTTTCGGCTTTCTTAGATTCTAATCGTTGTTGCAAGTTTTGCAGGTTGCTACGATGCTCTACTGCATCTTCTTTTTTCTCGTAAAATGTAGTTGGTGCAATGCCAATGTCACCAACTTTGAGGATAGTTTCTTCGTGCTCGAATCGTTGAGTTTGATTTGATAACAGTTGCAATGCAGTTTCCTGCAATATTGATTGTTTGCTTTTTAAAATCTCTTCTTGTTTGGTGTCGTGAATATCTTGACCACAAGCATGACATTTATGTTCTTCCAGCAAGGCAATTTCCGCCTTGATCTTTTCGGTGAGGCGTGTTTGTTTTTCGTCGTCTTTATCAATTCGCCCAATCCAGTCAGCCGCAGTAGTGCAAATACTAACTTTACTTCTGTAATCGATTAATTGATCGTGTAGTTCTAATTCTGCGTTGATGTCGATAGTCTGCAATTCAGCAATAGCAGTTTCGAGTTTATTAGTTGCCTCGTCGTGCTGTACATACCACATACGTTGCCTTTTACGCAAACTCTCAATTTGCTGTTCAACTCGGGTATTTGCATCTTGTACAGCCTTAATGCGATATTCCTCTTCAGTGATCGCTTCTTTAGTAGCACGTTGCAGTTCTTTAAGTGCATCCGCTTTTTCGCTAAGGATAGTGATGCCCAGTAGCTGTTCGATTATTAATCGCTGGTCATTAGATTTTAAACTTAAGAATGGTTCAGTATAAGTGTTTAGTGCAACTACATGCTTAAACATTTCATGACTCATCTTAAGCAAACGCTCAACATCGGCCTGGGTTTCTCGACTGTCGCCTTGGCTTTCGTCCAACATCTCCTGCTCTTGGTCATTTACATAAAATTTAAAAACATTAGGTTTACGTCCGCGTTCGATTCGGTAGGTGTCACCATTGACATCAAAGTCAAGAGTAACCATCATTGCCTTACTATTTGTTTTATTAATAAGATTATCTTTTTTAATCTTAGTAAGTGCCTCTCCGTACAATGCGTAGCTTAATGCATTAAGAATAGTTGTTTTACCTGTGCCGTTGCGGGCACCGCTATCATCGCCGCCTAGGTCTAAGTTTTCGCCTAATACTAGAGTTAGGTCTTTGCGGTCAAAGTTTACAGCCTGGGTGCTATTACCCACACTCATAAAGTTTTTTACAGTGAGATCTTTAATTTTAAACATTGTATTAGTATAACACCTTTTATAGGTTTCTGTATATTTCTAACAGTAAATTTCGGTTATATTGCTCGCTACTAATCGAATTAAGTTGACCAGTTACAATTTGGTCTACACTTTCGAATTTAATCTGGCCTTGGAAGTTATGCTCATTAAGCTCAACATTCTTGTTTGGGATAAGAGTTAGTTCTCGCAAGTTGTACTGCGGGATAAACTGTTCTTTAATAAACGTTGCTTCTTCGTAGCTAATGTCAATGTCTAAGTTAACACGGCAATGCATCTGTGGTTTAAGCAAATGCTCAGTGTTTTTAAGAACTTCGCTCAGATTGTAAACACGATATCTAGGCTGATCCGGCCAAGTGTGGAACTCTGGAGTTTCACCCCACTTAAGTATCATCATACCGCGTTCGTCGTCGCCTGCATCTGCATAGTTGTGCGGAAAACAGTTACCGATATAATGCACATTGCCTTTATGTTGTCGCTTGTGAAAATGCCCTGTAAACACACTGTCAAACCCTACCAAGTCACGGTCCGGTTTAATTTCGCCTAAATCGGGCATTTGTACCATGGCATTCATGAAATAGCCAGGCAGCTCAAAGTGACCAAAGCAATATGTGCCGCCTAGCTTAGCCAGTCGTTTATGATCGTCGCCAACAAGCCAAGGAGCGATGACAACATCACCGTCGCAAAACCAATCGTTGCATATTTGTACGTTCGGTAAATGTTTCGCCCACTCTACAGACTGTATATCACGCTTATCGCGATAATATAAATCATGGTTACCTGGGATAAAATAAACACGGTCAAAGTTTGCATTTAGATGCTCCAGTGCTTTGAGACTATAACTTAATGTTACGATATTAATACTAGCACGATTATTGTGCCAGTCGCCTAAGAATAGTGCAGTGTCGCAGCCTTCTTCTTTTGCTTTAGCAGTTGCCCACTTAACAAAGTTAAGACAATCTTCGTTATGGAGCTGACTGTTTGACTTCAATCCGAAATGGATATCAGTAAAGACGGCGGCTTTATTAAACAGGCGGTTACTCATACTACGTTACTCTGATGCTGGGTTGTTGTAATCTGGGTTGAACTCACGCGACATTTCGTTTGCAGCCTGTCGCGTATAACTAGGACTCAGACCATTGGCCTCTAAGATATCATCACGCAAACTTTGACTTTTCTTTTCTGTTAGTAGTACGCGAGTAAACGAATTTGTTACTGCCGCGGTATAATAAGCAAACGGGTTTTGCGATTTACTTTCGTCGAATTGCAATCCAATTTGGCTAAGTTGCAGTAGCGCAGTGCTACGCATTTCGTCGTTGTAAGTGTAACCACGCCAGTTACTTCTAGTTGCATATCGCTCAACTAGCTTCATATACATTCGTGCAAGGGTGTTTGTGACCTGTCCGTGCTCTTGGCAAAACTCTCCGGTATCAAGCTCGCCTTTCCAATGGCTTTTGCCAACAATAACTAGTTCGGAGTTTTCGTTAAACACATAGTGGTAAAACGGTGGAAATTTCAACCGCACATACTTTGTTTTTGCGTCAGGATCAACCTCGTCTTCGACGGTCAATGAATCTTCATCGTCGATAGTAAACTGAACACCTACTTCTTTGTTAGACTTTGGTTTCTTTTTAACTGTCTCTTGTGGGATATGTTCCCGCTCTGTGATTCGGAATACTACATCTTTAGCGTCAATATCTTCCAATGGAATGTCGAACTCGCTAAGTTTGCGTTTTTCACCATCTTTAGTTGCTTCCTCATGTGCTAATTTTGCAAGGCGATCAGCACGATTCTGTCGTGCTTCAAGTATAGTAGTTTCGTTGACATCATCAAGCGATGCTAAGATAATGTCGTAATCTTTGTACTTTTGGTCGGTGTACTTGCAGTACGTATTTTTACTTTTATGGATTTCCTTTAGGATATCCTTGTTATTTAGATAGTTATGACGCATATTAGAAGTATCCTTTTAGATTATAATACCAGTTATTTTACACGATAAATACTACAATTGCAAGAAGGAAGATAACCAAAATGCCTACAATTTTTAAAAATGGTATCATTAAAAACGCAGACGGATCGAATGCCGGACAATGGGTATCCGATGAGGAATATGCGGCTATGACTGCCCCTAAGGTAAATCAAGGCCCACCGCCAAACATGGATCAAATTGCTAATATTATGCAACCGTTTGCACCTGGGCTAGCAAAACTAATGAGAGCGCAGTCTGGCGTAGCTGGTGCCTCCGGTGGAGCAAATGCTGAACCACCTGCAACCCAAACGCTAGGGTTTAATGCTGGGTCAGACCCAGCTGCGAATGATTGGCGTGTCCGAATTTCGTTATCTCCTCAGGCAACATATTTGTACAACGATCCTGCCAATGCTGGTATTATGGCACCGTTGTTTAACAATCCCGAAGGACACCGCGGGGTTATTTTCCCAAACAACCCGGCAATTAGTCTTACGCATACTGCAAGATACAATAATACTAAGCTAACACATAGTAATTATGACGCAGTGTTTTATGAAGGATCAGAAGTTAGTTCGATCTCAATCGACGGCGAGTTCACTGTGCAGACACAGAATGAAGCGAAGTACTTACTTGCGGCTGTGTACTTTTTCCGCTCTGCTACTAAAATGTGGTTCGGCAAGAGTGCAAGAGCAGGCATGCCGCCACCGATTGTATTTTTAGACGGATACGGCGATCATTACTTCCCGCATGTTCCATGTGTAATTACATCGTTCCAGCATGCTATGCCTAACGATGTTGACTATATTGCAACAACCGCTGACTCAGTTAGTACTAGAATACCAACGTTAAGCACTATTCAACTGTCGCTACAACCGATATATAGTCGCCGTAAAATTTATAACGATTTTAATCTTGACGATTTTGCAGCCGGGCGATTGATAACGAAAGGATTCATTTAATGGCTACTAAACACGAGTATCATCCAACTAGTCCATACTACACTACGGAAACGTTTGGTGACTTCTTAGACTTACTAAATTTTAGACCAATTACTAAACGACCCGACGATATTGACTATGTAATTGAAAAAGCCTATGCTTATAGACCGCAGGCTCTAGCGTTTGATTTGTATGGCGACACTAGGCTCTGGTGGGTGTTTGCAGCCAGGAACCCAAATAAACTCAAAGATCCATTATTTGATTTTGTGTCAGGGTTAACTATTAAGATCCCGTATAAGCAAACATTAATCGACGATTTAGGACTATAATACATGGCTGATAATGACCGCGACCTCTCGGACCAGGAATATAATCTATTAAATGCAGAAGCAGACTTGCTTGCTCAACGTGCGGCATTAGATAAACGCGAGCAAGCATTACTAAGCGGGCGCGGCACAATCACTGATGCACAAGCCGAGCAGTTAGAGCTCGAGCGGAGTAAAATTAACAACCAGATAAAAAGTGTTGTTGCAGAAAGAACTGAAGTAGAGCAAAAACTAGATGCTGCTTATCCAGCAGTTAAACCTAACTCAGCCTGGTCCAACGCCAATGACGATGATGACGATGATGACGATGACGATG